GTGAGGACCCGCCCTGCTGCAATACGTTATCTGTGTTGGAACGTAACCGGTTTCGTCTTGGTTACGTGCGCTTGCGCGCACACAGCGAGTAGACGCTCGTGTATTGCTGGATCGTCTAGTTGGAGCGAAGCCCCGAACACTAAATAGTACGGGCCTAGTAGAAGCATGGATTCATCACCCATGCGGAAGTGACGCTTAACCTACGAGGATGGCGGGCTTTGATGAGCCTGCCGCTCGGAGCGGCGTCACTCTAACTCCAGTTAAACGGAGTTAGCCCAACTAATCACTCGGTTGCCCGAGTAAGGAGGTACGCATGAGCAAAGTAGTAATAGTTGATTGTCATAGGGCCTTCACCATAAGGGTGAAGGAGTTCGACCCATCTGGTCAAATGATCAGTGAGGAAGAATTCCCTCTTGCAGTCGACTGGCAAAATTCTGTCGTTGCCGGTAACACTTCCATGTATTGGAAGGAGCTTATTCGGAACGGCGGAGATGCCACTACCGTATTACATGCGCAAAAGATGCTGTTCTATGTCCGTGATATGTTTGTGGACTGGGGCAGCTTTGGTGGTTATCGTACCGAGATCTCTGGCCCTTGGCAACTTTATGGCCAGCCAGATATAGGTCTCATCGACCCGCCTGAATACCTCTATGATGAGGCACAGTCAAGAGCTGAGATGGAGTTTGTCAAACAAGTCAGGGCCGCTCGCACTAAGTGGGAAGCGGGTGAGTTCCTTGGCGAACTTGGGCAGACCGTCCGGTTCTTGTTGAACCCGTTAAAGTCTTTAAAAGTTGCTACAATCGGGGCTGCCAAAAAGACAAATGAATTAGTCGTCAAGTTTAAGGACGCTAGTTCACTTCTTCAGGCGGCAACCGATTCGCATCTTGCCTACCAGTATGGGATCAAACCCATTTTGTCTGATATATCCGGGGCTAATCAAGCGATTGGCGCGGCCCTGAGGGGCCACCAACGCTATGAGGTGCAACGGTTAATCGGAACTGGGAAAGCCGAAGAGGGTACGAGCTCTGTAACTATGTGTGGCGCTTTACCTGGCCACACAAACCCTGCAGTGCACATAAACCTCTCCGAAAAGCGGGAAGCCATCGTTCGTATTCTCGGTGGCTACTCCGTCGGGTTGGACAGGAGCCCTGAAATGGGTTTCTTGGATCAATTCGGGCTGGCACCAGATAATTGGGTGCCGACGGCCTACGAGCTCTTTCCATGGAGCCACGTAGTAGACTACTTCACTAACGTGGGTAGTGTTCTGGATGCGTTCTCCCTTGGGTCGGTTAAGTTTAACTGGCTTTTGCAGACTAATCTGTTCAATCGCGAACTCCAGATTTATATCACTGGAGCTGAAGCGAATCCGAACGGACGCAATACTGCTTATGGAGGACAAACCAAACTGACGCAACACAATGTCAGTCGATCGGGCCGTAGCAACTCGTTTTCTCCGCAATTCCTCGTGAAGAAACCGAGCTTGTCGCAGTCGCTCAATATTGCCGCGATGGTTAACACCATCCAAGCACTAAAGAGACAAGCAGGAAACTGATTTCCATAACCTGTCGATTAGTGGTAACACTTGGAGGCATACCTTGAGTCTTGCACTCACTTCGCCCATTACGGGCTCTGCACAAACGGGCTTTACGAGCCCGACGTACACCCTCGTCTCGGACATCGCGCCGGACATCAATGGTAAACAGTACATTGTGTCTGCGCTCGGTGGTACCCAGACGGGTGCTTCTGTGCACACCGTTCAGTCTCCGTTCACCGTGTCGATGTGGCGCCCGCGTGTTTTGCGGACTCCTAATTTTCCGGTTAACGGATCGAACTATATCACCAACAATCCGATCAACAAGTGGAAGGTTATCACCCGTAAGGGTGGTCTCCCCACGTCGTCCGAGAGGCCTCAGGTCGCGGTTCTTACCTCGTCCTTTGATATCCCCGCGGGCCTCGAGACTTATGGCATCGCTGAAATGCGTGCTATGATCTCGTGCCATATCGGTGCGTTGACCCAGATGTCAGCCGCTTTGGGTGACAGCGTTAACAACGGCACACTGTGAAGTACGTCGTTGTGTTTGCTATCTGTATGATGGTATGCGCACTCCTCATAGGTCTTGTACTTGTGAGAGGTGATAACGCCTGGGTGGCCTGCAGGAAGCAGGCACAGTCCGAGGAATCGGTGTCAGGGAACTAGTAAACCCCTAACAAAACAATGGAGCTCGTGGATATGTCATCGATAGAGACTAGCCAACTAAAGTTCCACCTGCGTCAGGACATGAAACACGTCCTCAGCCCGTATCAACTCGAATCTTCTGAGTCGGGTGGCGCGCTGTGGCCGGACGCAACTCTTGATCAGGCGAGAGCCTGGTCACAGGTCCAGAGTATCGTTAAGAAATATAACGATGCTCCTGAACCTGCTCTAGGGCCCTGTAAGGCGGCCCTAGAAAAGTTCATTGCAGTGAATCGCCGCTGCGGTGAATGGGAGTGCGATCCGCGCTCGTCTCTGGACGAACTGCTGCTTGGTGAATTCGGTCGGTTTATCGATCGATTTTATTACAGTGGGACGGACTGGGGCGGCGGTTGCGGCATCATTTGTGGCCTAGAGCAGATAATCGCAATGGGCAAGGTCGGAAAAGGCAACTCAGTGATGAGTCGCTTTCCCGATTTCTACACAAAGATATTTGATGGTCCGCATAGCACGACGTCCAGCGGTCTCAAGTTTGCTTGGGATCAGACTACCTCTACTAACCCCCACTGGCGCAACGCAGAGCAAACGCGTCAGGCTAGGTATGGGTTTAAGGTAGTTGCAGGAAATAAGCTCAGTTACGTCAATAAGAACGTCGACGTAGCTCGTTGTATCTCTAAGGAGCCAACTATCAACATGTGGCTCCAGTTAGGCATAGGTAATATCCTGTGTGACCGTCTTCGCGAGGTCTACGGGATCGACCTTAGTTTTCAGCCTAAGGAGAATGGCGAGCAAGCACGCCTGGGTAGCATCGATGGGTCTTTTGCAACTATAGACCTTGAGAGCGCCTCGGATAGCATTAGTCTGCGTATGTTGAAGAAATTTTTGCCAGTAGAATGGCTGAGATGGCTCCAGCTAACACGCAGTCCGAAATGCGAAATACCCGGTAACGGGAGCGTGCCTCTGGAGATGGTGTCTACGATGGGGAACGGTTTTACTTTCCCGTTAGAGACTGTAATCTTCAGTTGCGTTGTTTCTGCTGTTTATCACCTCCTCGGTCTGCCTCTTGGGATTCGTCCTGGTTGTCGGACAAGGGTTCACACTGGAGTTAAAAACTTCGGTGTGTTCGGAGACGATATAATCGTCTTGACTCCCGCGTTTCGTTGGGTCGTGAGACTCCTCGGTTTGCTGGGTTTCGTGGTAAATGGTAAGAAGACCTTTGTTGAAGGTCCGTTCAGGGAATCCTGCGGACAGGATTGGTTTAACGGCCAACCCTGTCGACCAGTCTTTATAAAGAGACTGGCCTCAGCGCAGGATGTCTATGTAGCCATCAACACCCTTAACCGTTGGTCAGCGATGACTAAACTATATCTCCCCTCTACCGTGGGTTGGCTTCGCTCGCTTATTGCGAGAGATTCGCCTTTAGTACCCTGCGACGAGGATGATACAGCTGGGATCCATGTGCCGAGTGACCTGGCGTATGGAGTCCGACGCGGACCGCATGGCGAATGGAACTACCGTAAGGATGTTCCTATCGTCGCATCAATCGATCTGGACGTTAACCGCAAGGCTAAACGAACAGACGATCTGCGGTGGAGCCTAAACAAGGCAGAAGCAAGGCTTGCTAAGAGTAACCGGAAGGTGAATCTTGGTGGGCTTCATATCTCCTTTATAGGTGGCTACTTGAAGGGCAGTAAGATAACGGCAAGAGCTGAAACCGTTACTTACCAGACGGAACGTGCAACCACTCCTTACTGGGATTACAACCCAGAGAACTTGAGTGTTCTGGAGGGGTGCAGGCCTAGGCGTAGTGAATACTACGCTTTTGCGGATTGGTCATCCGCAGTCAGGATCAATTTGAGTTGACCGTGAC